CCCGAAAAATGTCCTCCTGCTTGGATAAAAACTGCTTGATCTTGTTGTCGTCCGCCTTGGACATTCCCACCAGTTCCGCAAGCTCCATGATCCAAGATCCCTGTATGGTTTCGTATGCATCCTTTCCATCAAACGTTGTCAGACTGTCGTTGAACCACTTCGGTGCCAGCAGCCGCAGCAGCGTGGATTTTCCCAGCCCCTGCGGACCTGCCAGAACCGGCATATAGTCGTACTTGATGCCGGGGATCATGGCACGTGCCACTGCCGCAGTCAGGGACGTTCTCGCCACAGCACGGGTATAGGCGCTGTCTGCGGCTCCCAGATAGTCGATGTACAAGGTTTCCACTCTCGGCACACCGTCCCATTCCGGAAGGCTTTTCAGATAATCCTGCACGGCATTGATCTTGTTTCGGTGACAGCACAGGCTCACCGCATCGCTGATCCGGTCCTTTCCGGTCACGGCGTATACCTTTTCGATGTAGTGCCGCAGTCCGGCATCGTCATTGTCCGTCCAGTCCCGCACCTCCGGACTATCGTTCCAAGGCAGTGCACCCAAGCACAGGATCCGGTTGGAAAATTCCTCGAAAACAAACTTTCCTTTCAGATTCGGATCGTTCTCCAGAATAATCAGTACGTTGTCTGTGGTTTTCAGGGGCTTTCCGGATTCAGAATGTACCTGCAGCAGCTGCATCCAGTCCGCATTTTCCGCAGGTGCAGCCCCGAACGCTGCCGTAGCAGCGGCGTACCGTTCCTGCAGCAGCAGTTGTGCTACGCCGGTGTCTTTGACCGCATAATCACACGCCGCCTGATAGGACGGCAGCTTGTTTGTCGGCGTATCCGGCTTTGCATCGCTGTCCTTGTCGCCGAACAGATGCAGCCGCATCAGGTCAAACGCATTGCACAGCTTGCCGCCTGCCGGATCGTGTGCGTGGTGGGAAAAGAGAAACTTGCCGCCCTCATAGACCACCGCACCGCCGGTAGTTGTACCACCGGCATAGGTGAAGCGATCTCCGGTATCACACACCGTGTACTTGTCCGGCAGGATCTCTGCAATGACCTTGTACACGTCATATATCCGGCAGAACGCCCCCACCACGCCGGACTTCTCTGTCGGATCTGCCTGCTTTGTTCCCCGCGGGATTTTCGGTGCAGTCAGCCCCGCCCACTGTTTCACGTCCCGCCAGTCGGCGTACATTCCCAGAATGCCGTCGGGATCGGCGAAATACTTGTCCCCGTAGGTGTAGACGTAGGTACTGTCCGCACAGCACGACGGCCAGTACATCAGCCGTGATGCCTCAAAGGTCGTCGGATCGCACTGTTCCATGCCGATGTACTCTGCCAGTTTCCGTGCGATCGGCTCGTATTCGTCCGCCGTACACGTTCTGGACAGCGGGATCAGCACACGCAGTCTGGGTGCCGCTTCACTGTGCTTTCGGGTGGAGTACACGCAGTAGGCACAGTTCAGCCCCTCGATCCGCTGCAGGACTCCCTGCGTACCGCCGGGAGCGATGTTGTCCATATCCAGTGTGACGACCTCTCTGCCTGTCACTGCGGACGCTTTCCGCTGCCTGCCCTCCAGTGTGCCGGCAACGTAGCCGCCTACATCTTTCAGGCTGTCCTGTTTGGGTTTCGGCAGCTTCAGATATTCCTCCAGCGTTTCCGTTCCCCGCATAGGCGTTGCAAGCTTCGCCACGAGTTCTGACCACCGCAGCTGCTGGGCATTCCACTGCGTGGCTTTCCGGCTGCTGCCGGTGGTTATGGTAATCTTTCTGTCGTTTTGCATTCGTCAGCACCACCTAATCCTTTTTGTAATAGTCCCCCACGAATCCGGCGGCATTGAGTACCAGCCCCGCCGCCCACGGGATCGGCTGCCGCATCAGTTCACACGCCGCCTGCAGATCCGCACGTTCTTCCGGACAGTCGATCACCGCCTCATCGTGAATGTGCATGACCGTCTGATAGCCGGCATCTTCCAGCCGCTGCAGCGTCACTGCAAGGCAGTCCCTTGCGATCGCCTGCACAACGTTTTCTGTCAGCTTGCCGCCGTAGGTTTCCAGATCCGCCCACTTTTTGCCCGCCTGACTTACGCCGTAATAGTGCAGGCTGTCACTGTCAAACCGGTTCTTTCCGATATGCGGGCGGGCATAGAACAGCTTTCTTCCGGACGGCAGCTGCACAGTCAGAAAATCCTGCTTTGTTGCAAAGTCGCCCTCTCTGCGGAAGATACAGCCGTTTACGCCCACCGGTGTACACGTCTGCACCGCCTGCAAAGCGGCGTTCTCCAGCTGGTACCACAGTCTTGTGATGTTCGGGTTCGCCTTTCTCCAGCGGTGTACAATGTCCGGCAGCTCGTCCTCAGACAGCCCCATTTTTAAGGCTCCCATGTTGATCAGAGCACCGGCGGAACCGCCGTACCCCAATGCCAGTTCTGCGATCTTTCCCTTCTGCCGCAGTGCGTATTCCGGATTGCCCTTTTTGATTTTTTCAATAGGTACACCAAACATTGCCGATGCCGAAGCTTCGTAGATCCTTCCATGTGTGCGGAACACCTCCTGCCGCCATGTTTCCTTTGCAAGCCACGCGATCACACGGGCTTCGATCGCTGAAAAATCCGCCACAACAAATTTGCAGCCCTTTGCCGGAACGAAAGCCGTCCGGATCAGCTGGGACAGCGTGTCCGGCACATTGCCGAAGGTCAGAGCGATCATTTCCGTGTCCCGTCCCTTTACCATATCTCTGGCAAGGTCCAGTTCCTCGATGTAATTGCGGGGCAGATTCTGTGCCTGCACCAGCCGCCCTGCCCAGCGTCCGGTACGGTTCGCCCCGTAGAATTGCAGCAGTCCCCGAACACGCCCGTCTTTGCAAACGCTTTTCACCATTGCCTCGTACTTCTTTACCGAGGACTTCCCCAGCTCCTGCCGTATCTCCAGTACCCGCCGCACCTTTGCGGGCAGCTCCGATCTTGCAAGCAGTTCCTTGACGGTTTCCTTGTCCAAGGATTCCACCGTCAGTCCGGTCTGTGTTTCAACCCAGCCTTTCAGCTGCCCTACTGCGTTCGGGTTTTCCAGTCCGGTCAGCGTTACCGCCTCCTGCATCAGATCGGAAGTGACCGCACCGGCAATGTGCAGTGCCCCGTCGATCAGATCCATGTCCAGCCGGATACCGGCAGCGTTGATCCGCTGATCCAGTTCCCACTCCCGCTGCACCTGTTCCGGCACAGGGAATGCGGACAGCCGTCTTTCAATTGCCATTTCCGTCACCACGTCCTGTTTGCAGTACTCCCGAAACAGCCGCCACTTTTCCGGCTCGTGGCGGGGCAAAACCCGAGTGGTCGGGTTTCTTGCGTTCGGGGTGTGCGGCGTGCAGAACGTCCGGATCAGAGCCTTGCCCGTGGCAAGCTTACGCTTTTCCTGCGGCAGCCCTAATGCCTCGCCGGTTGCGGCAAGTCCGGCGGTATACCCGCAGTACAGACCGTGCAGCTGTGTACAACGCCACTGAGAAAGCCACGACAGCGGCTCGATCTGAAAATACTTTGACAGACAATACCACTCAAATGCTGCATTGTATGCGTGATTCTGTACATTCGGATCAAACACCGCCTGCACGATTTCTTCCGGCAGGGATTCTCCGCACGCCAAGTCGATGATGTTTACATCGCCACCGTCTACGCTGTAAGCAAACAGCAGTATCTCAAAATCATCGGACTGCACATATTTGTACAGTCCGGATTTCGTGATGTCTACACTGCTATAGGTTTCGATGTCGATGCTCAGATGCCGGCTCATGCACCGTAAATGGGCTGACCGGTGATCGGATCAACCGCTGTGTACTGCGGTGCCGGTGCCGCCTGCGGATACTGCCCTGCATAGGGGTTCTGCATCGGCTGTGCATAGCCCTGCGGCTGTACAGGAGCACTTACCGCAGGTGCAGCCGCACCGGCATAGGCGTTTGCACCGCCAAAGGCATCTGCTGCGGACACATGGCCGCCCAAGGGCTCGCCGTCCTCCAGCTTTTGTACCGCCTCCAGACCGCAGCCGATCCCACGCTTGCCGGAGAAGTTGTAGGCGTAGAACGATACGCACACACGGGCGTACATACCGCTGTAGATGTCGCCGGCATTGACGACAGGGTTCTGACCAATATCCACGATCGGCACCGGATTCTTGTTTCCGGCAGTGAATACCCAGTGTCCCTTGCACTCTGCCCCGAAGGGTTCCCCGTTCGGACGAACACCGTCCCCGTCATAGATCGGGCTTTCGATCTTCGGTGGCATTACGCCGTTCCACTTTGCCCCGACACCGGCGTTGACTGCCGCCTGATAAGCGGCGTCCAGACGAGCCTTTGTGGCAACGTCAGACTTCGGCAGCAGTATGGTTACACCGTACTTCGGGTTGCTGCCGTCCGGAGCACTGCTGTGGGGCTGATTGAGGTGTACGTAAGAAAGTCTTACCTTGTCCGTTGTAAACTGATTTGCATTCAAACTCATAATGATTTTCCTCCAAACATTTCTTCTAATTTCTTCTTTGCGTACGGTCTGCGTTTGTCTGCTGCCGGCACGACCGTAGGCTTTCCCGGCGGCTTCACGATGTAACCGCCGATCAGTTCCGTCAGATGCTTTTTGCCGCACAGTTTTTCCAGTGCCGTCAGATTCAGCGGCTTTCTTTCGTATAGCAATGCGGCATCATAGCCGGACTGTTCCAGCACGCAAAACGCAGCGTCGGTATCTGTGAGAGTGCGGTTCGACCTGCCCTCCACAAGCTTCCAGCCGGGGATCTCCTTACCGGCGATCAGCTGCCTTTCGGCGTATTCCTCCAAGGACTTTACCCAGCTTTGCAGGGACTGTGCCGCTGTGAGGATGCTGCCGATCTCTGCATCAGACAGCAGGGTATCCGTTTGCCGCTTGCCGATCTCCAGCATCTGTACCGCCCGTGCACGGCACTGTGCCTTTGCCCGACAAAACCGGCACCAGTCCCCTGCACGGAATTCTCCGGTGCCTTTTGCCGCCTGTTCTGCAAGCGGCTTTACCCGTTCGCCCCACTGCTGCAATTCGTCAGCGGTCAGACTATCTGTGGAGATGTTGTCGAGCCGTGGCTGTACAATGTGCATCTGCACCTGTCTGATCGTGTACAGCAGACTGTACTCCTGCACGGCACCGAGGGCATACAGCCGCAGCTGCGGGTTGTTCTCCGCCGACACTGCCACACCTTTCCCGTATTTCAGGTCTACGATGTGCAGCGTGTCGTCATACAGGATCACACAGTCCCCTGTACCAAATCCGCCGGGGACAATCTGGGAAAAGTCCAGCCGCTTTTCTACGACTACATACGGCGTTCCGGCAAACGCCATGCACAAGCTGCGTATGTAGTCCACATAGGCGTCTGTGTAGCCGTCCATTTCCCGTTGATACAGCTCGTCCGACTGGATCTCTGCCAGCCGCTGCTTGTACGCCGAGGGCTTCACGATCTCAAACTGCTTACGCAGTTTCAGTTCTGCCAGACTGTGGGCAAGCGTTCCCTCAGCGGCGTAGCTGCCGGCAGTGTCGGGAAACTGTTTCTCCAGTGCAGCGGACGGGGTGCAGTTTATCCACCGATGTGCACCGGAGGCGGATAAGAATGCGTGTTCTTCCGGCATCAGATCTGCCCTCCCATCTGCCGCAGTCTTCCGGCAAACTCTGCCCGACGGTTCTCCGGAACAGAGGCAAGCCCTGCCGGTGCACCGAACTCCGCCAGCAGTGCCTGCAGCTCCGGCTGCTTGCCTGCTTCCATCAGAGGACGGCAGGCGATTGCAAGATCGTTTACGCTGTAGGCACGCACCTGTGTGGGAATGCCGGTCGGCAGCGGTTCAGACTGCAAGGGCGGTGCCGGCGGATTCAGGGGCTTGCTGCCCGCCAGCAGACCGGCGATCGCCGCCGCCTGTTCCGGTGTGACTGTCAGTGTCATTGTGATTTCCATGATGTTTTACCTCCGTAAAATTGATTATATTGCAACACCATTTACAGGTGTGGCCGTCGTTCTCGATGCTGCCGCAGTAAGGACAGCGTATAGGGACACTAGTTTCCCAAGGAAAGCCCAAAAGTATCACCGTCTTTCATAGATACGCCTGTGATCTTAGACAAAAGAGCGGCGTTCTTCCGGCAGCGCTCCGCTGTTCTGGCGGATTCCGGCGGCAGGCGTTCTGCCCGTCTGTGTAAGTACACAAGCAGCTCCTGCACTTCGGTTTCCTCGCTGTTCTCTTTCATAAGGCGAAACAGCTGCCGAGCCTTCTTCTGCGTTACCGGAAAGAACGTTTCCAGACAGAGCGTCAGCTTGCCGCAGGGATAGCAGATGGTAAACGCCCCGTTCGTCTGTCCGATGTGTTTCTCAGCCACGCTTGCATGCCTCCTCGACAGCTGCTTTTTCCTTGTCAGCTATGACTGCTTTGTCGAAGTCAGCGATCAGCCGCCGCAGAATGTCCCGCATCATCACCTTGTCCAGCGTGTCGTCGTGCCGGATACTCTCGATCGCTGTCGCGTAGACGTATGAGTCTGAGTGACAGGCTACAGTTTTCTCGGTTTTCATTTGACAAATTCCTCCGTTCGTGGTATGATAAGTATGGTTATTTTTTACCCATGCCCCCGTTACCGGTTGCCGCCGGTGCGGGGGTTTTCTTTGTGCTGCCGCCAGCCGCTGTGCCGCACACCGTCATACGCCGCAGCCTCTTCCAGTGCGATGCGGATATGTTCCAGACGAGTTTGCAGTTCCACTTCTTGCTGATTCAGATAGCGGATGTACTCCTGTAGCGTGTCCTGTGCCTGCTCCGGCTCTGCGGTCACTTCTGCGGTCTGCTTTTCCTGTTCTGCCATTGTCTTTTCCTCCTTGGCTCGTTCTTCTTCGCTCATTGCGACATACTTCCCGTAGGAAATCCCCAGTTCTGCGGCTGCCTGTGCAGCTGCGGTCAGCGTGTTCCGTCCTGCCTTTGGCTTGCCGCCTTTGCAGTCCGGACACCGCTTTTGCCGTCCGCCGCTGGGCAGAAACGGCTTGCCGCACACGGTACAGATCTTCTCAGTGGTTGGTCTTGCCATGGCTGCCTCCGATCGGCAGGAACAGCACGTCCTGCCAGTGCATTGTCAGCTCCAGATCGCCGTGCTCGTTCTTGTACGCCCCGCAGCACTGCAGCGACGGGCGATGCTCCACGGTGTACTCTGTGTCGCCGTTGGCGTTGATGTGCTTTTGCTTGATCGTCATATGTCAGTCCTCCTTGTGTTACTTCGTCAGTTCCCGCAGCAGCTCGTCATACGCATCTCTGGCGTGCTCGTATGCCGTTCTGGCGGCGTTCCGCTTGTGCTCTGCTTCTTCCACACGTCTGGCGGTGGGCCACATGTCCTTGATAAGGCAGATGCCGCCGATGGTCCACAGGTCGGCGATGTCCTTCTTGCTCTGGACTGCCGGGTGGTAGCAGTAGATGTAGTGGATCTCGGAAAACTCCGCCTCTGTGTACGGGCGGCTGGTCAGGCGGTCAAATTCGGATTGCAGCATTTAGGTTTCCTCCTTGTCCAGTGCTTCGTCTGCCATTGCCGAAACCATGGCGGCGATGTCACGCAGTACCTTCTGCTCGTCATCATTGGTGGCATTGGCGATAATTGATGCGGCACTGCTTACGGTGCTGAGGCAGCACGCAAACAGCTCGCTGACGGTCGTTTTTTCTGCGACGATATGCACATTCAGCTGATCTGCTGCCTTGTCGATGTCGATGTGGATCTCAATGTGTTTCTTCTTTTCTTCCATCTGGCTTGTCCTTTCTGCCGCTTTTGCGGCTGGTGTCTTTGAATTCCCTGCACGGGTACAGCGTCTGCTCCGCTCCGGGCAGACGCTGTACCAGTAACAGGTTTTACAGGTTGTCTCGTTCTGCTGCATGCTTCTGCGCCTCTACCGCAGCGATCGCTTCATCGGCATGCTGCTTCACGTACTCCAGAAATGCTGCGAAGAAGTCGTTCTGCGGTTCTTTGCCGGAAGAACGAACTTCCACCGGCATCTCTTTCAGGTTGATTTTTGCCATGTTATGCTCCTTTCTGCGTGCGTGCAGCGTTCTGCTCGCCGATCTGCATTCCGGCGAAGATCGCAGCGATCGCCAGCTGTGCCAGTGCCAGACCGTCCATGGGCGACGTTGCCGCCGCATAGCTCCGGCGGGCTTCCAGATACTGCTCTCTGTCCGTCATGTCCACCTGTTTCGTCATGGTATTGTTCATATGATTCACCTCACTTTTTTGAACTGTGGAGCGTCCGGGAGTTGCACCCGGCTGATACTCGTCGCCCCATCTGCGGCAGCATTGCCAGTACTGCCGCATGGATAAGAAAGGAGGTATTCGCCACAATGGCGATTGAAGATTGAAGATTGAAGATGTTGGTAAGCGGTTTTGCGTCATGCTCAGGACGGACGGAAGATATAGCAAAACCTTGAAGTCTGTAGCAGGCAGTGCACTTTCAGCTATTAAAGAGCCGTTGCAAAATCTGAAACGCCTCATCATCTCCGCTTTTCGCACGGTCATAAAGATAAGCGATTATTTCTACAGAAGCAGAACGCTCTTCTTTGTCCTTACTGCTCCGGTCACAGGTATCCAGCAAATACCAGATGCTGAATGCAATCACGCAGGAAGATGACAAAATGCTCAAGATCAATCTAACTATTTCCATGTTTTTCACCTCCTCAGTATCGTTTTCCCTATAGGCGGGAAACAGGATTTTCAGCGTTTACGCCGCTTCCCGTTCGATCAGCGGATAGATGTCATCGGATTTCAACAAGTCATAGATAAACAGCCGTCCCTTTTGTGTCCAGTAGGTATGCGGTTCGGCAGCGTGTTCCCTGCCGTCGTCGCCGTGGTAGGTGTGCGTCTTGGTGCTGGTGTAGCCCATGCCCGCATACTTCTGATACAGCAGCCACGTTTTGCCCTGCTTATACTGCACGCCGTGTTTGTGGAGATATTCATTCAGCTTCTGGGCACTCCACCCATAGTCCTTTGCGATCTTACCGATGGAGATCAGGTCCTTGCAGTTCAGCACCACGTCATAGTAGCTTGCCTTGGGTTGTAACTCTGCGATCTGCTGGTTCTGCACGGCAACGGTGGTCAGAAGTTGCTGTTTCTCTTTCTGTTCTTCAATCCAGCGTTGTGCACGAAGTACGGGATCTTCAATCATGTAGCTGTCACGCTGGGAAAGTTCATGTACGCTGAAATAGGTATCCACCAACATTTCATATGCTTCCCATGCCTTGTCGGTGTTCAGGCTCTTTGCATGGAGCAGTGCACCTTTTTCCGTCCAGAGGTAAAAAACAGTAGCTCTTAAACCGTCGTCAATTTGGTAACGGTTAAGGAATTCACGCTTTGCATCACCAGTTAAGCAATAGTAATGCTTTCCCTCTGTATACCGTTCTTTGTTCCGAGTAAAGTTCTTTGATATTGCCTTTGTGTCCGTCCCGTACCACTCCGCAATTTGTGCAGTAGTCAGCACTCGTTGGTTGTTGGTTTCTACAACTTGTAGACTTGCGTTCATGTTTCATCTTCCTTTCTGTGCTGAAACAGCACTTCAATCAAAATTTAACGAATCTGACGAAGACTGATTTCAATCTCAGCCAGTCGCATAAAATCATGCAAAATAGAACCGGAGTAGTTCAGATTGTTTTCAACGGCAACAGAAATGAACTGCTCCGTTATTTTTTTGCATTTTTCTTTGCCCACAGACGCACAAAGGCATTTCTGTAGAATTTCACGTTCTTTTATAATGTCCACGCTTTTCACCTCCCTTTGTAACGCATTTGCAATCAAATATAGTCGAATAATGTCGAATCAGTTGTGCTTCCACAATAAATGTGGTATAATAAAGGCATTTCAAAAAAGATTGGAGTAATCAAAAATGCTAAGTACCCGTCCAACCTATGAAAACATGACACAAGAAGAATTCACTTGCCCTTATTGCTCACGAACTATGCCGCTCATCAGAGAAGTCCATAAAAGATATAAGGTCGGCATGAACAAAATGATTGAAGTCGAGGGAGAAATCGATTCTAACCCCGGAGTTCTTTCAAAAGAAGAATGCATGATTCAAATTGATTTCATGCGATGCCCTTCTTGCAAAAACCACACAATCACTTGCGAGGGATATTCAGACGACCTTTCGGAAGAACATATTGAAAAAATGATACTCCCGAAATCCGGTGCAAAGAAATACCCAGATTACATTCCACTCCCAATTCGTCAAGATTATGAAGAAGCATATGCAATTTTGAATTTAAGCCCGAAAGCATCTGCCACTCTTTCAAGACGTTGCTTACAGGGAATGATACGTGATTTTTGGGGCATTTCAAAAAACCGTTTGGTCGATGAAATTGAAGAAATTGCTGACAAAATCCGCCCAGAAGTCCACCGTGCAATTCACGGTTTACGAAAAATCGGAAACATCGGTGCTCACATGGAAAATGATGTAAACAAAATCGTTGAAGTTGAACCGTTTGAAGCGGAAAAGCTAATAAAGCTTATTGAACTTCTGATGGACGATTGGTATGTGAAAAGGCATGAATCCGAATTGCTTTGTGCAGAAATAGATGAAATCGCAGCAAGCAAAAAAGCAACTGTTCATTCGTGATTTTAGTTTCCGCAGCTGTTTCCTGCATCTTCAAGGGTGTCATGCTGTGCAAGCAGTTCACCGTCAGCCGACCAATACTGATACAGATACCGAACTGGGTCTTCATGGGTTCCTGCACCATAAACGGTCATTGTTCTGATAACAGACATCATTTCAACTTTCTCACAGCCAGCTAACGGCTGTGCTGGTACGTCGTACATATCTTTCACCTCCTCAGTTATCCCTTTTCTTTTAGTGTTGCGTTTTGCAACTTACGAAGCAAAAAAATATACGCCAAAACCGCCGGAATCAATTTCCAGGGCATTCGCAAGCTTTTCTGCTTCATCCAAGAAAAACGGGCGGACATTGTTGATTTTCTGATTGACGGAGCATTCAGAAAGTCCCAGTAATTTTGCGGCATCTGCCTGTGTCATACGCTTTTCACGCATGATGCCTTTCAGTTTATCGGAATTTACCATTTTCTCACCTTCTTCCAATGTTGCGTTTCGCAACTCTCTATTTGCAATTATACCACAGCAAAACTGGTTTGTCAATAGCGTTTTGCAACTTTTTTTGAAAAAATCGAAAAAAACTATTGCAATGTGCAATTTTGTATGCTATAATCAAATCATGAAGGAGGTGAGGAAATGGACAACTACGAAGCAATTGAAATTGGAAAACGCATTCATGACAAACGAATTGAATTACATATTACACAAGAAGAACTGGGAGCAGCTGTCGGCATGAACAAATCAACGGTACAGCGGTATGAAACCGGACAGGTCAAAAAAATCAAGCTGCCTGTTCTGGAGGCAATCGCAAAACACCTCGGTGTCAATCCGGCATGGCTTGCCGGAAAAAGCGATGTAATCAAAGAGGAAACAACGGAGCAGAGCCTTTACGACCGATTCGACAACCTCCACCCCGTCAAGCTAAAGCGTTTCCCGTTGCTGGGCGAGATTGCCTGCGGCGAACCGATCTACGCCGAAGAAGATCACGAAAGCTATGTTTCCGCAGATGCGGATATTCGTGCGGATTTCTGCTTGAAAGCCAAGGGCGACAGCATGATAAACGCTGACATTCACGACGGCGATGTGGTCTTTATCCGCAGCCAGTCTATGGTGGAAAACGGTGAGATCGCTGCCGTTATCATTGAAGATGAGGCGACGCTGAAACGTGTCTACTACGACCGTGAAAACAACCGCTTGCAGCTGATCGCAGAGAACCCAAGGTATGCACCGCTGGTGTATACGGGCGAGGAACTGAATTATATCCGCATTCTGGGAAAAGCGGTAACGCTGATGCGGGAGTTGTAAGATACATAAAAAACGCCCTACCGAAACCGGCAGGGCTAACACAATATAGAACAGGAGGAAACGCCCATTGCTACAAATCGAAACGCTCCGAAAAATTGCCGAGGACAGCGACCGTGTTATTCTCACACAGCACAGTGCTGTCCGGCTCTTAGAACGCCAGATACGCTATGAAGATGTGATCGCAGCAATTTCCGGCGGCGAGATCATCGAACAATATCCGGACGATTATCCACACCCCAGCTGTCTGATACTGGGCTTCTCCGTTTCTGGGAAATATCTGCACGTGGTCTGTGGAACAGACGGCGAATATCTGTGGATCATCACCGCATACTATCCGTCAACAGACAAATGGGAAAGCGATTACAAAACAAGGAGGAAAAAGGCATGAATTGTTTTTACTGCAAAGGTGACATGGTTCCCGACTTCACCACCCACGTGGCAGAACTGGAAAACTGCATCGTCATTATCAAGCACGTCCCCTGCCTGAAATGCTCCCAGTGCGGCGAGGTGGTCTACACCGGTACAACGCTGCAAAAAATCGAACAGATTCTGGAGAAGTGCAAGGCAGCCATGACCGAAGTCGCCATTGTGGAATATCAACCGGCGGCATAACACAAAAAAAACCGCCCCACGGCGGCAACCGTGAAGCGGCAAGAGGAAAAACTATTGCGATAATAGCCCTCCAGACAAGGTCTATTATAGCATATTTCCTCTGAAAAATCAAGTCTTAGGAGGAAATTTACACATGAATGCAGTGATCTACGCCCGTTACAGCTGCGACCGGCAGACCGAGCAGTCCATTGAGGGACAGCTTCGGGAATGCAAGGCGTTTGCAGCGTCTGAGGGCATCCACATCATCGGAGAGTACATCGACCGTGCGATCAGCGGCACAACTGCCAACCGTCCGGAATTTCAGCGGATGATCGCCGACAGCAGGTACAAGACCTTTCAGGCGGTCATCGTATATAAGCTTGACCGCTTCGCCAGAAACCGCTATGACAGTGCCATGTACAAAAGCAAGCTGAAAGCCAACGGCGTGCGGGTTCTCTCTGCCAAAGAGCATATCACAGACAGTCCGGAGGGCATCATTCTGGAAGGACTGCTGGAGGCAATGAACGAGTACTACAGTGCGGAACTTTCCCAGAAGATCAAGCGTGGCATGCGTGAGAATGCCATCAAGGGCAAGACTACCGGCGGCAACGTGGCTCTGGGCTACCGCATCGGAGCAGACAAGCAGATGGAGATCGACCCGGCAGGTGCATCACTGGTACGCCGGATCTTCACCGGATATGACAGCGGCATGACATTCACTGAGATCTGCGACGATCTGAACCACGCCGGCTATACTACCAGCCGCGGCAAGCAGTTCCGCATTGATACCATTTCCCGAATCCTTGCCAACCAGAGATACACAGGGACGTTCCAGTGTGCCGGAGAAGATGCCCACTGTCCCCCGATCATCGAGCCGGAGCTGTTCCGGAGCGTGCAGGAACGTCTGACGGAATCCAGACACAAGCACCGCCACACCCAGAGCCCCCATGAATATGTGCTGACCGGAAAAGCGATTTGCGGCACTTGCGGCAGACGGCTCACCGGCAGAGCCGGAACCAGCAAAACGGACAAGCGGTATTATTACTACTGCTGCCCGAACAAATGCTGCGGCTGGCTGCCTGCTGCGGAACTGGAACATGCTGTGCTGGATGCGATCGCACAGTACACTACTCCGGAGGCGTGCGAGCAGATCGCAAATGCCACCTATGTAC